CGATTCCCGGAATACCCCGCTATTTTGGTGATACCCTACAAAGTCGGCGCTGCCGTCAAAACCGCTGCCGTCGACGTCAAGCAGGCCCATGTAAAACGTCGCTCTCCGGTCTTGCGTATTTGTAAAGCGCATTAGCGTAGAAAGCCCAATCTGTGGAGATTCCCCGCCGGTATTGTAATTCCCCAAAACGAACACGGTCGCGCTATCCAGTTCCGCCCGCGTGAAAGAGGCGTTTGTCGTTGTCAGCGTTTTCTTGTGCTTATACACCTCAAGGGGGTATAGTGCCGTACTCCCGTTCTGCCGATTGATATTTACTTTAGTGTGCAGGTTTCCCAGGTGCCCCGGAAAGTTAACATTGTCGATCTGAATGGAAGCATAACTTTCCCGGTGATTCCAGTAGTCAAGGAACATTGTCAGCGGGCGGTTATTCGCCCCGTTCATGTCGTTAAAATAGATGTGAAATTCCGAAACCGTATCACCTTCTCCTGTCACCCAATGCGGCTCCATGCTGATGCCAAATTGTGCGTCGTTTGAATTTTCTTCCGACACCCCGCCGAACTGGTTGTAATCTATTGAAAGGACGTTGTTCGTCGTTCCGTCGCCATTCGATCCGGCCTTTTGCTGTATCCACCAAGCGGGCATTATTCCCCGCTTGTACTTCAATAGGTTCACTGCGTCGCGGGCGTAAAACATCGCCTTGTTATTAGAATACCCGGACGGAGGGGCAATGTTTACTATGCCCGTATCCGCCGTATTTGACGGCCACCCTAATTTCAGATTGTCGTCCGTCGGGTCTGATTGAAACCAGTTTTCGCTATCAACCCCGCTACCCGTTCTGTACACCACTTGGTAAGCCGGTTCGCGGGCCATATCGTTCACCGTCGCAAGTATAGATGTGTCCGCTTGCAAAGTGATCGTGCTGCCAGTTTCCGTGACAAGAACCGTATTCGATCCTGAAACCGTTACCGGCGTAGACCCTGACGTATTAGAAACGATTGTCGAGGTATTTGCCCCGCCCGCGCCTACGGTTAAATCCCCCTCGTTTGTTACCGAACCGTCGATCTCTGTGCCTGTAATCGTTATATTTCCGCCGTTTGACGACGTTGTTTCAGATATTGTATTTATCCCTGCCGCCGTGATCGTAACCCCTGCCGCCGTAGACGTGTTCGACGTAATAACCGACGTGTTTGATGCGCCAGCCCCGACGCCCAATATTCCCTCATTTGTAATTGACGGATCGCCGCCAGGCGTTCCGGTCACATCGACCCACGCAGAGCCATCCCATCTATACAATGTGAAATCATCGCTATCCTGCCAAAGCGATGTGGTGTACTTGGCCGCTGCGTTTGACCCTCCCGCCGCTATGTTTACAGGCGCGGACGACAAATACAAGAGTGCGTCAAACGGCACCCATGCGGTATCTGTATAGGAATAATAATGTAAGATATTGTTCGATGGACGCCAAAAGCAAGTCCGGTTGTCTATCGTTGCCGGGCCGCTTGTTTGCGTCTCGATGGGCGGCAAAGTTGCGGTAGAAACGCCTTTTGTTCGCCAAACGTCTGATTTGTAATCCCAATCGTACCTTAACTGCGTAAAGGTATCCGCCCACATAACGGCGTTTGTGTCCTGACTTAATCTCCATGCCGGTTTATATGCCGGTAGCCCGTTTCTGTACCATACAATGCCCCGCTTCGTGGTCTGATAGCCAAGTTCGACACGGTTAGGCTGCTGTGCGAATGCGGGCACAGCAAAGCAAAAAAGAAGTATGGCAAGCAAAAATCTCATACGCGGTTCAACCCCTTGCCCCGCTATGTGATTTATTTCATTCTGTTTGTTTTTCAACTTCCCCCGCTGACCCCTCCGGTCGGGGCAAAATAAATGGCCTCGTAAGCCGCCCCAGGCACTTGCCATTCTCCATTGATCGTAATGGTCGAAAGCGAATAATCAACCTCGAATGCTTCGCAGGGTATTTTTACCCCGTTTTGATACAAAGTCATTTGGCTGCATGGAGTAGACGGTAGTACGCCACTGTTTATGTCCGAAAAATCCAAATCTGTCAGAATCGTATCGGTCGTATTTGAAAAGTATTTCCTGAACGGTACGCCCGAATCTAAACTCGTCGCCTGTACTCCAATCCCGCCCGTATGCATCCCGGATGCGTAGGGGTATAGTGTTCTGCGGCCCGGCCAACTGTCACAATCCCTGGAAATTTCTACCCATCCGTTTGACGGGTCGCTTTCTACCATCAGGTCGAACGATCCGCATTCCCAATTCCGGGTGACGGAATCTCCGTCTATTATTTTAGATGCCAGAACCCCCATAATTTGCTTCTACGGCTTCAACTTTTTTCTTGTCCAACTGCACGGCCAATTCCCGTGTAATGTACCGTATCCGGTGCCTGCAATTCCACCGGCCCCGGTCAATGCGCGGCGTGTATGGAATGCCGCTTGTCTTGCCAATCAGGTCGGGGTCGGTTGGCCACTCCGTATCTGCTTCCACATCCGCAAAAACCTTGCCCGCTTTCGGCCTGCAAAAGGCCCGTGTTTTATCAATCACATCACCGACATAAATAAACCAGTGCAGGTCTAATGCCTGCCGGAATTGCTCGTTTTTCACCTCTGCCACCTGGTTAAACAGGTCGTATGCGTAAGTGCGCCAAAAATGCGTCAACTTACCACCCGCTCCGGAACCTACTGCAAACTGCCGAACCGTTGCCGTCAACTCCGCAAGTGTCATTTGAGATTTAATTGCGGAAAGCAGCACGTTCTTTAACGCCTGCCGCACCTGATTTGCCCGCCATATCTCCCACATCCAAGACCCTTTTATTATATCTCCCGCCGCCGTTGCTCCGATAGCGGCCAATATTATTTCATTGTCTGCCGATATTTCCTCAATCTTATCAGCATCGGCCATGTCTTCGTAAAAAAGCGCCGTCATTCCTGCCACTGCCAATAAGTCCCGAACAAAATCCGCGATGGTGTCCCAGCCTTCGGCGTGGCTCCATGCGTCAAAGATACTGTCTACTGTCGAAATTAGCAGCCAGTTTTTTGCCACCCTGCGAAGGCTGCCGTCTTTGCCGAAAGAAAACCTTTCGATAAGGTTTGCCAAAATCAAAAAATACAACTCCTTTTCCGCCTTTGCAAGCGTAGCGTCTAACTCTGCCTGCCGCTTGTCGATAGCGGCATTTAGTGCGTTCGGCGCGGATGAAAGAGCGTTAACCGTTTGTGGCATTACCCTGCGTTTGCGCTCGGAACTACCGAGCCATTAGGCGAATTTACGGCAATTTTGCCAATATTCAACGTTGGTTGCGATTCATTAAGCGCCTGCATAATTGCCTGGACTTTTGCATCAATCAACGCCTTTTGTGCCGGTCTCGCAAGACGGTAGAAGTTTGGGGCGTCGTTCAGAATTTCAGCCATTATGTCTTGCCGATTGATGTAGAACACCTTTTTGCTTTCCGGAACAAACCCGCTGTTCAGCGATTCCAAAATCTGATCCTCGGTCATCCCCCGGAATGGATTGAACTGGTCATCGACCCGCCAGCGATTCAACCCGTCCGGATCGTCGCGCAAAAGCCGTTCCATAATCCGGGTTTGTATCAACGCCGCCGCATCATTGCCGCCTCCGGCATCGCGCAGGCTTTTGAGTTCGGCAAACAAATCGTCTACCGTTTCAAATCGCAGGTCGGTAGGGATAACCGGCATAGCCACCGCATCCGGTATTCCCGTAAACGCGCCGATAACCCCGCCCAGATACCCGCACACCTGCGAAATATGCCTGCCGAACGGAAACAGAACATCGTAAATGCTCTGCAACTGAACACCGTGAAACATCGCCGTTTGCGCTACCTGGTCTTTGGTGTACATCTCCGAATTGAACACGGCTTTTACCGCCCGATCCATCCACCGCTCCAGTGTTTCAATAACCAGACGAACGGCCTCGACAGGAACATACACAAAGGTTTGCAGTTTCGTTACGTCGAGCATATCGTCCGGACGATCCGGCAAATCCAAAACCAGTTCTTCCTGAACAGACGTTGGTCGGCTCTTTTTGCCTGTGCCACCGCAAGCCAAACAGGGAGAGCCGTCATGAAGCCGCCCGCCGTTGCACCCGGTTGCATCGCAGGTTTCGGCGTGGCGAATGGATACAGGGAACGCAAGTAGCGCGTTCATCAGGTCCATTTCGGAATTTGTTTTCAGGATTTTCTTTGCCCACGGCAGCGCCGCGTCGAAGATGCTTAGTTTCGTTGCGCCGTCATCCTCCGGGTTGTCTACATACCCGCAGCGAGCCGCCGGGGTTTTGGGATAATTGTGCGGAAGCGGAATAACGGCCATGTAAACCTTTACGCCGTCTACATTCACCAAGTCCCCGTTTTTAACGTTTTCGGGGAATTTGGCAGCCTTTGGCGGAATGGATGGCAATGCCTTTATCTCTGCCGGTGTCAACTGTTGCAAAACAACGGTTTGAACGGGTTGGTAAAGCGTGAGTCTGTCAACCTTCGCCATGTCGCTACCGGACATTTTTTCCTGTACCTGCCGAACGGCCAAATGCTCCAAGTCTGTATTGGTGTACCGAAAATCAACGGCCATGTCTGCCGTTACCTCAAACGGGTATGGCTGCGCTTTTTTTGTCTGGTTGTTGAACGGGGCAAACTCGACGACGACAAAACAGTTCGGGTCGTAGATGTTCCAGTAGCGTAGACGCTCAAACGTGTACCCGAAAAGCCCATGTTGCGAAAACTTTGAAAGCGTTTCTCGCTCGAATGCCTTTGCCCGCTCCCCGTCTTTATCGTCTGGCACCGACACTACCTTTGTCCAGTTCGACCGGGCCACTTTTGCGAACGGCTTGTCGATCATATTGCCCAAACTGGATTGTATGTGCGCTGTGATTTCTTCCCGCTGCTTGAAAAGTTCGAGGGATTCCCGGCGGGTAAACGGCTTTAGGTATTCCGATAGGTTGACGCCGCCGAAGTAGGCTTTGCAGTCGGAGGCATATTGCACCGTCCGGCGGTAGCCTTTGTGGTAAGATTTTTCGCCCTGAATGGCGATATTGAGCAGGAAATTAAGTGCTTCGCTGTTCGTCATTGTTGCGGTTCAACCCCTTGTCCCGCAAGCAAATTACTTTAATAATGACGCAATTTCATTTTTCCAATGCTTCTCAATCGCCTCAATAACATCACACAAACCCTTAGCCTCAGATTTATTTACAGCCTTTCTTTTTTCAAACTGCGCTTTTGATTCGCGGTTTGCAAATTGCATTTTTAGCGCACGTTCAAAGCGTTTGAATTGCCGCGCTTGCACGGCCTCAATCAATCCATCCGGCGACCGTTGTTTTTCTTCATCTGTCATATCAAAAAAGTCATTTATACATACTATACAAAGCGCCGATTTTAGTCTAAACAAAAGGAGATGATTGCATACAAATCATCAATGGAAATTTATTTTAAATTCATCCCAAAAGTTTTTCAAAATTAGCGAATTGCTGCTTTGCAACTACTACGATAAGCCCCTCAAGGGCATCTGTGGCATGGCAAAGCGGCTCAAAACTCACCCCGTCTTTTGTTACCCTCGTTTTCAACTTGCCCCCGTTTACGTCCGTTTTGACATACAAAAGGTCATTTATCAGCACTGTACACCCTTTGTCGATCACCAACTCAATGCCTGGTATTTTCCCCTCAAACATTGCGCACAAAAACAATACCCGTTTTCTAACCTCCGGGTTGGCCCTCAATACCCTGAGCGATTTGTTGCCCGTCCATCGCCGCAATACGGAAAGGGCTATATCGTAATCCGACCTCGCGGCCCTAGTATCTCGCTTCGACCCGCTTGCATCGCCGTAAAGATAGACATTTTGCACTTTATCGCCAAATTCTACGGCAAACTCCTCGCAGGAGGCCTGCGTAGTGCTTCGCGGATGTTTCAGGCATATCTCTTTGAATATCCTGACCTGTAAAACCCCGTCGTCCTTATAAACGCACTGAGCGCACAAAAGTGTCATGTGAGGAACTACGTTGAAATCAAACGTCAGGTGCACTACCGGAATTTCAGGAAGAAACGGAACATCTGCCGTGTGCTTCCCTTTTTCAAAACTCCAAAAAGCCCGACCTTCCGCACTCAATAAAGCGTCCCTATCACCCAAAATCATTGCCGCATACATTCGGCTGTCCATTTGATCCCATGCCGCCCACTGGTCATCTGTTACAAAAGGATTGTCTTTTGGTAGCGCGTGTTGGTAATGGTGCGATGGCGGCAAGGTGCCCTGCAAATACGGTTCGTAAAACACCGTATTCGACCAACCGAAATTAGGATTGAATGAAAGAAAGGTTAGCGCGGGCGGCATGGGGTCAATGTACCAACTCCCCGCCCTTTCGATTGCTTTTTGCCAAAGTTGCTCACTACTTTCCTCTGCCTGCTCAATGAAAATGCCATTGGTTTCAAGCCCCAAAAAGTCTTTTAATTCTGGGTCGTGGCTTGCGTTTTCCGGCTTGAAAAAGATAATTGAGCCGTTCGGCGCTGTGGCGTGGTAGTTACCCGGCTCTTTGTGGAAAATCCAGCCTTTAGGCATCAACTTGTCGAAACTCGGGATGGTAGTGGTTTTTAGTAGCGGAGTGTCTTTCCTGATAACGTGCCAACGCGATTTAGGAAATTTCCGGCATAGCATTATGAGAATAAACAGGATAAGATAAGTTTTTCCGCCCCTGATCGCCCCGGCATAAGCAAAAAAACGTTTCGGGCTTTTCCCGGCAACCGATAGCCACACTTCATTAAAAAACGCCTTTTGATTAGCGTTCTTTGTCAGGTCTATTTTTCGCGGCAATTGGCTCACATCTCAATTTTTGTGCCGTCCGGCAAAATATACTCTGCAAGTTCTGTATTCACGCCCAAATTTATGTCCTGCGGCACTTTGCCCTCTGTCCTATCCAAGACTATCTCAATGCTGCGTTCCCGCCCGCTTGCAGCGTTTGCCGCCAATCTACGCGCCACCGCCCGCGCCGTTGTCTGTTTTATCCGCACCCGCACCTTTTCGCCCGTCGGCTTTTTGTTTTCGTCCAATACTTCAGCATCCTCGAATATCGCCCAACCGTCGCCAGCCAGTTCTTCGCGTAGGAGCGAAGTGATTAAGTCCGGCTTTTTCCGGTTCTCCGGCTGCCGTTCACTGCTGAATTTAGTTTCCTCGCGCCATTGCGCCAATTCTTCGTTTGTCCTGCCGCTTGGCATTTTAACCGTTTTTTAACCGTATTTCAATTATTGTGGGCGCTGTTTTATCAGGTTTAAAAACTCCTGACGACAATTTGCCTCGCTTTTAAAAACCCCTGTCATCTTGCTCGTCGTTGTCCATGTGTCGTGCTTTTTTACCCCTCTCATTTCCATACAAAGATGCTTTGCGGTCAACACAACACCAACGCCAAGCGGGTGTAATTCTTTTTCGATGCGCTGCGCGACTTGCTGCGTGATTCGTTCTTGGTTTTGAAGGCGGTGCGAGTAAAAGTCAACTGTCCGGGCTAACTTGCTAAGCCCAACGATTTTGCCGTTTGGTACGTATGCCACATGAGCAACACCAAAAAACGGCAGCATGTGATGCTCGCAAAGACTGTAAAATGGTATATTGGTTTGAACTATCATTTCGTCCATTCCTTCGCTGTCAAATGCAGTAAAATTAAATTCCTGCGCTGACAAAAATTCCTTTAGAAAAGAAATGTACCGTTTCGGCGTTTGCATAAGCCCCTCCCTTGCCGGGTCGTCAAAATACTGCAAAACTCTTTTTATGTTTTCCTGAATATCAATGTCTCCGGCCTGCTCCCAAGGAAACCTAAGCCACTCACCGCCGTTTAGCCTTTTGTCAAATACCGCCATAAACGGCTTTTCTGGAAATTTTTGTTTCCATACCTCCATTGTTGCGCCGCTATCAATTAGGT